TTCGAAAGAAGGGAAGATGCGGAAAAAGACTCTTGCGGAAGTTAGCTTCCTCAAGAGAGATTTTGTTAAACTTGAAGGTCTTGACGGCTATGTTGCAAAACTTAGCGTTAAGTCTTTAGGTCGCATGCTTGCGATGAAACGAGATTCGACTTTAGGAGATGCGGATCATGGAGCTGTTGTCCTTTCGGAATTTTTCCGGGAGGCATTGTACCATGGACGTGAATTTTATGATCGTATGTTGTCGATTTTGGTCCCCATCGCGGACCAACATGGGTTGTTAAGCAACCCTAACTATGTGGTCTTGTCCTTTGATGAGCGCTTAGAGCAAGCGCGTCAAGGGAACTATCAAACCTGGTCGAACCGAGAACCAGTTGATAGGTTAGAAATCTCGGAAATTTACCAATCCACCATGTCAAATGTTAAATTAGTTAATGGCACGAATTTCGCGCCAACACAAGTCTTAGACAATTCTGTTGTTTCCCATGATGTGGGAACAATTTCAACCACCTCCGCAGTAGTGACTACTGATGCGGTGGTTAAACCGAAGTATTTGCAGCAAATGCCTCACAATGATCTTGATGGATTTTTGAAGAGGGCAACTTTGATTCGTGAAACTCCTATTTCCTCGGCGGACACTTTCGGTCCTCAAGACGTCTTTGTCCCTTGGAATTTGTTTCTTGCAAATACTGCCGCAGAGAGAAAACTGCGGAATTACACGTACATTCGTGGCTCAATACAGGTGATTGCAGTCGTGACTGTACCGAGTATGGCCTATGGCTGTTACACTTTGACAGCACTCCCGCAAGGAGTGAATGCTCGTGGTGCGACATTTGCGCCGAAGACTGTTTCTCCGTATTTGAATTTGCCAAACATTTTGCAAACTGATTACCATGCCGTCATTGATTGTGCAGAGAGTAACAGTGTTGTATTCCAATTGCCGTGGATTGCTGATGCTGATTACCAAGGTCTTTATTCGACTGTTAGTGCAGATGTGCCTAATTACAGTTGGGATGTT